GGACAGCGAATACTTCGCGTGTGAGAAGCTCACCAAATACCCAGAAGGGAGGTGGCCTGTTGACCCCGACACAGGTATCTAAGAGCAACTGGCTCGACCCGCTCAACAAGATCATCTGGCAGAAAGCATTCCGTGAGCGTGCAACGGAGATGACGCTGCGCGATGGTCGTGTCTTCACCATCCGGTACAAGACGATGTGTCCGTTTGGTGATTCGGAAGCCAGAAGGAAGGGTGTAGTCGTGGACTACGCATGGGTACAGCCGAAGGGTACACTCGGTCCCCCGTGTGGTTGGTTCCAGGTGAAGGACGTACTCAACCCGGATTGGAGGCTGACAGCAGATGCCTGATAGCTTCTTCGATGATCTGGAGAAGGCGTATCTGAATGTCCTCGCCAATCCCGAACAGAAGATGACTGTCACACGTGGTGACAAAAAGGCTGTGGTCCTGATGAATCACAACGATGGTAACGCCATCTACATCAAGATCCTGCCTGTAACGGGAGAGGGAGTGCGTGCAGAGAACTCGATGCGCGTTGACATCAAAAACAGAGAGAAGGAAGGAGTCTGACATGCCCAAGACCGGCATTCGGCTTGTCTTCGACATGGAGACACGCAACAAGTACAACAAAGTCGATTGTGAGATTGGCCTCACAGTCGATGGTCGTGAGCTTCCCAACGCAAGTGTCCTCGGCAGTGCGATGGAAGAGGCTGTGGCTCTGATTCAGGATCGTGTGAAGAAGAGTTACGAGGTCGTCCCGCCTCGCGCACCTGAGGTGCCTGCACAAGTCACCAACACAGTGACACAGCCGACGGAGCCAGCACCCATTCCTGTCCCGCTGGTGCCGCAGTCGCCTGTACAGCCTGAGCCAGTGGCTGAGGCTGCACAGGCTGCACAGGTCGCGCAAGAGCCTGTGCCCTTCGGGGGGTAACGCAACATGGCATTGACACCTGAGCAAATCAAGGAGTTGTATGCCAAGAAAGCTGCCCAGCCCAAGCGTGGTGGTGCTGCACGTAAGCCACCCGACTACAACGACAGGTCGTATCAGGCGTGGTTCAAGCTGGAACACACGGACCCTGAGGACAAGGTGATGTGTAGCAATCCCAATTGCCTTGATCCTCAGGGTCACAAGTGGGCTAACCCACCTGAGTCGGCTGAGCAGGTGGTCGCTGATGTCAAGACTGAAGAGAGTGGCATAGTCACGATGTGTCGCTACTGCTTCACGATTGGCTGGCTCACCAAGCGGGAGAGTGAGAAGGTAGCGCAGGAGCGATTGGAGGTCTAAGTGGCAGACGTGGAGAGTGCCAAGGAACGTCACACGTATGCGGTTTACGACGTACTCGCAGACCTAGCAGAACCCGATGATATCGGGAACAATGTGGTCGCGTGTAATATAACGGACGTGTATCGCAACCTCGACATCACTCCGAGCTACCACAAAGACATCAGACGAGTGCTGTTCGACTCCAATCCACCGTGTCTGACAATGGTCGCGAGAGGGGGCGGAGGCAAGCCGTCAGTCTTCTACGTCCACCGACGGCCGGAAGAAAAAGATTTCGCATCTGACTTGACAGACGTGAAAGAGTCCGCTAAGCTGTCCGCAGGACAGATAGCCGAGCGGCTAGAGAGACTTGAGGCAAGGCTAGCGGGCCTCAACATCGTGGAAGCTTTACGGAACCACGAACACCGGATAGCTCAGCTAGAAGCGAGAGAGGGGTTATCCAAGAACCAAGGAGAGAGCACAAATGGCACGGACTAGGCGCAAGGTGGAATCCGCAGATACCACGCAAGAGCCGGAAACCACGCCAGATGTGGTAGTGACACAACCAAACATTCCCGACGAAAACGGGATGACGAAAGGAAAGAGACACATGGCACTGACGCCAGATCAGATCAAGAACATCTACGCCAAGCGCCGCACGAAGGGCGTGTACGACACCAAGCTCGTCGAGTTCCTCAACGACAGCGAGGGTGGCGTGAATGTTCGTGAGACGTGGCCGACCGACTTCCCCTATCCTGGCAAGGATGACGAGGGTAAGCCGACTGGCAAGAAGGCTGCGTCCATCAAGCAGGGCTTCGAGAACAGCAAGGGCCGCAAGGAGGCTCCCGAGGGTTCCGAGAACGTCGATGTCATCACCGATGGTGAGGAGGTCTATCTCATCAACAAGGTGCTGGCAGGCGTCGAGGCCGAGCTTGCCGAGGCGACTGCGTAGGCCCATCTACGCATACAAGCCACCTACTCACACCACGTGAGTAGGTGGCTTGATAAGCTAACGGGCCGGATGTGTTGGGTTATCTCACCATGCAGAGGACACCCCATCATAACTCACATGACCGTTGGCTTATCAAGCTTAGTGCTTGTGAAGGAGGACAGCGATGACACGTGAAGAGTTCATCAATCGCGAGATTCGGGTGTGGGGCGAGGACTACATCTTTGACCTGCTTGATCGGGGCTATGAGGTACGTCATCTCCACACGCCCGATGGCGGAAGCAAGTGGAGTTGGGTCTTGACAGAGGCTCGCCCACGTGCTACCGTACAGTCGGCAGCATCCGGGGGTTTACTCCCGTTTTCCCTCGCGCATCGCGCCTCTGACGGATAGCGGGGAAGTCGCGGATATCTGACTTGCGCCAGGTTCCGTGGCTACCCCGCTCCGTCAAATCCCGGTAGTATCGAGTGAAGTTTGTCCTTCATGTGGAAACTTCACTGACGCAAGGGGATTAAATGACATCACCGGCTGGTGTTATGAGTGTTCACCACTCGTCACCACCACACCATCGAAACTTTACACAAGGCACAGTGATCCTGGGCCGTTTTGTGTTGTGTGTGGAAACAGAATCGAGCGCGCCAGACGTAACGCGATCTTCTGTCGTAAGCACACAGAGTGTCGGCGTATGTCACGCCGCTACGTGTACTTGTACACGGAACGCAACATGACCAAGGTAGCTGCACTAGCTACCATCCTCAACGAACTACAAAACGGGAACGGAGGTGAGTAAATGAGTGAAGTGCAAGAGAACGAGGACAGGGTGTTCATCCAGCCCGAGCCGCGCAAGCCGATCTTGAAGCGCAAGCCGACTGGCAAGTTCAAGATCCAGCAGTTCCAGCGTGATGACATCTCGTATCTCAACGAGATTCCTCATGGCTGTGCGCTGTGGTCTGAGATGGGTACGTTCAAGACCAGCACAGTCGAGTGGTTGCTTGAGCAGCGGACGAAGCACATCCCGAATCCGCGTGTCCTCATCATCACAACCAAGACTGGTAAGGGTCCGTACTTGGAGTCGCTGTGGGAAGTCCTGCCTGAGTGGGACGTGTTCAACATCGACGCCAAGAAGACCAGTCTTGTGATGGGTGCGCGTGTGACACCGTGGAACGTGAAGTTCCCCAATCCGCTGTACATGCGGCCGGTGATCGCACTGGCACACTATCACTGCTTCACCAATCGTGCGTGTATTCCTCAGCAGAAGACTCACAAGGTCAAGCTGGAGAATGGGAAGGAAGTGAAGCGTCCCATCCTCAAGGAAGACGGCACGATTGACATGGAAATCCCGAAGTGCAACTGGCTGCTTCATGCACATTGGGATATCGTCATCACTGACGAGGCCCACAGGATCAAGAACCACGATGCTCAGTGGACTCGTAACATCAAGAAGATCAAGGCAGCCTACAAGATTCTGATGACCGGCACAGGGTTCGTGAATAACCCAGCCGAGATTTGGAGTCTGCTTGACTTCCTGTACAGTGGACAGCGTGCCTCACCGCACGCCAACCTCGTCAATTCCACAGGATACTGGCCGTTCAGAGAGTATTTCTGTGACGAGGATGACTCTTCCGGGTACCGTAAGATCGTGGGTATCAAGCGTGACAAGGAGGAAGAGTTCAAGCAACTGGTACGTGATGTAGGAGTGAGGCGCACGATGATCGAATGCTTCCCACACATCACAGCGCCAATCGAGACTGTGATTCCTGTGGATCTGAGTCCTCGCCAACGCAAGATGTACAATGATCTTGTCGAGGAACTGTGGACTCTGGATGCACAGGGTGTACCGCTTCACAGTCCCAACGTGCTCAGTCTGCTCAATCGTCTGCGACAGGTCAGTGATGCGACTGTCGAGGTCAAGAGTGATGAGTGGAATGAGAAGCTTGAAAGGCGTGAGATCAAGGTCACGATGACAGATCCGTCCAGCAAGCTCGACGCTGTGATGGAAGTGATCGACGGTCTTGAGTGGGACACTGACGACAGACAGCAGGTGGTCGTGTTCTGCAACTTCAAGGATCCGCTCAACCTGCTCGCAGGCAGACTCGACAAGGCCAAGATTCCATATCTGCATCTCAAGGCAGAGATGAATGACAAGGCCAGGTTCGAGATGTGGGCAGAGACGTGGCCCAAGAAGGAGCATCAGGTGTTCCTCAGCACGCTGGATCTGGGTGCTGAGTCGATCAACCTGACCAGCGCACACAGGGCGGTCTTCATCGACCAGTCGTGGAGTCCTGCAAAGAACAAGCAGGCGATTGGTCGCGTGTATCGTCCAGGTCAGACTGGTGCAACTCAGCTCATCTACATCCGCGCACGTGACACGGTGGACTATCGTGTCCTTGACACTGTGAATACGAAGGCGTCGTGGTTCAAGGCGATCTTCGGTGGTCACGGTTCCGAGCAGGACGGCGATGAGTAACAACGACAAAGATGCCAAGCGTAGCGTAGGCGAGCCGAACAGCAGGATGACTCGCCTATGCAACGCTGGGCTACAGGCAATCGAAACGCATCCTGAGTACACAGAGGATGTGAAGATCATCATCATGATTCATGACAATACTGGTGGTGAGGACAGTGGTGGTATTGGGATGGGCGGATACAACAGTCCAGAAGATGACAGTGAGGCTGTCATGGATCTGTTCATCCATCTCAAATCCATCTTCCAAGCAAACGGATCGGACCTGATGATAATGCCGATCCACAAAGGGTAAGAGCTAAACGGGAGGAAGTAATGCTGACTGAGGAAGAGGTAGTCCAGGCGTTCAACAACGTCGTGGACATCCACAACAACATCGTTCACAACATGGACGATGGTTCAAAGGCGCTGGCTGAGGGAGTACACTTCGGTGTCAATCACGATCTGCTTGTGCAGATTGTGAACACGATCTGTAGCGAGCACTTCGAGGTCACACCCGATGTGTTGGAGAAGGCTGTGCCCAACATCATCTATGCGGTCAGGCAGGGCGTGTTGGTAGGCATCGAGCTTGGCAAGCTTGTCGCGCTCGTCAGCAGAACACCGTCACACGACGACACAGCCTGAGCATCTGAGTTAGTCAGGAAACCCTCGGGCGGGGCAGGCGTACGTCCGAGGGATTTCCGCCTCCGAGTCGGAAACTGCGCGAGCCTCGCGCGGTATTCGACCGTGAGGCAGAAACCGAACTAGACCTTTGGGGGGTAGACACCCGACCTCCTGCGTGGTAGACTGGCCGTCCCTGCGGCCACCCTGCGGTTCCGTGGATACTCACGAACTCAAGAACGGGATAGGCCACACATGCCACGGAAGGAGCACAAGTGATACCTGAAGCGGAGACGTTACTAGCGAAAGCTAAGACGCTCGACAGGAAGAGGAAATGGGAGATTGCTGACCTCATTGTCAAGGCTATGGACATCGACCCAAATCTCACATATACCGAAGTATCTGAGTATATGGAAAAGCCTAAAAGCACGATCAGGGGTTGGGTTAATTGGCGTAGAGCTGGCGACATCGACGCTCCGATCAAGCAGGAAACTGAAACAGCCAAGCAGGCTGAGGTTGAGAGGAAGTTTCGTGAGTTCCTCAACAGCAAACCAGAAGTCGTAGCTGAGGAACTAGCTAAGACTAATCCAGAAGCTCTGGCAGAGGCAGTAGCCCATAGCAAGCCTGCCGCTGACGCCATTGCTGCAAACAACCCAGCAGCCAATAAGGTGTCGTTTTCTAGATGGGGAATGGGTCTAGACGAGGCGAGGGACTACGTGTTTAGTGGTATGCGTAGTAGCGGAGACGATCTTCCTTTCGTGTCCAAACTGCGTAAGTACAGTCAATCGACAATCTCTTCTGCTCGCCGGATGTCCTTGATCTGGAAGGATTCGGCACCTGTTGCTAATGAGAGGCAATTGGAAGCGGCGCAAGAAATTATGGACGACACGGCTGTCGAGGTAGGTAAGATCCTTGCCAACGCTGTTCTCAAAACCACGACCGGAGAGGCTAAGTGATATGTCTCTTGACCGTGAGTTCATCAGACAACTCTTCCTCTCCAAAAGGGGAGATAAGTTTGCTGACATCATCATCGTTACAAACTTTCTTCTCGATCATGGATCATTCGAGGGTTACATGGAGGATCTTGCAAAGGCTGTGGGTCTTTCAAAAAACCGAGTCTCCGCAGCCATCACTCACATGAGAACCACTGAATGGAAAGAATTGCACGGTTACACGATTCCCTACGTCGGGAAAGGTAAGGGAGACAAGACGTGGCGAATCGTCATGGTTGCTGAGGACTTCGATAAGGCTTTCGATAAAAGCAATATGCATCGGCATGTGGAGATTTGCGCGGATCTGAGGAGAGTCAAGTCTCACTTCGAGTTGCATGTTGAGAAGGCCACAGATGAGGTCACAAGGCGCAGGGCACAGCGTATGGTTTTGGAGTTGCAACACTACCTCGATATAGTGGCTCTGGAACAGGAGAGTGAAGACGTAGAGGCGATGTGAAATCCGCAGGAAGTGGCGGAAGTCGGGGAGTACACGATCCTGGGGATTTGTGTCAGTTCCGACTTGACATCGGTCGCCTGATCTGTTAGGGTACCCTTTCGGCCTCGGTGCCAGGGGAGCGCGGGAAGCCAGAAACATCGCGAATCCGCGCTCCCCCGCATAAGCACCGAACGTGACGAAACGGGAGCAGGTGGGGAATGTACGGCCGACGCGGGCCACTTGACGAGGCACCCCGCTCACACAAGGGGGCTGCCCACAAGAAACAGATGCACACAAAGGTGAGCCTAGCCCTGCCGCAAAAAGGATGTTCTACGAACACGCACAAGCCAACTATGTGAAACGCCCATCACGGGTAACGGGAGTCTTAAAGTGACACAAACAGAGAACGCGCAAGCTCTGTGGCAACCTCCAAAGATTCCACATAAGTACGACATCATACCGATCCACAACTCGGATCGTGGTGCGTTCAAGAGATGTCGTCGGTACTTCGACTGGACTAGCCCAGCGCGTAACAACTACACGTTGCGCGCGGATATCCACGGTGTCAACACGGATCTGTGGTTCGGCACTGGTATCCATTGGGCACTAGAACAGTTCTATCAGCCAGGTTTGAGACGCGATCCAGTGGAAAGCTGGCTCACTTGGTTTGACATTCAATGGCGTGGCGGCACAGTCACCGAAGAGTGGCTCGACAAGGTGTACGATCTTAAGCCACGTAGAACGGACAGCCCTGCGAGCGCGAGTCGGGTGCTAGCGGGTTCTGGCAGCCCTCCGAAGACCATGCCAGTCACAGGGCTGTTCGTTGTGCGTGGATTGGAAGACATCATCCCTGATGCTGACTCGATGGTGTTCGATGAGCTACGTGAGTTGGGCATCCAGATGATGACAGCGTACAAGGACTACGCTGCTCAACGTGATGGCTTCACTGTCCTGGTAACGGAGCATGACTTCTCTATCCCGATCTGGGACTACGAGAATGACAAGATTTTAACAGCCCGTGATTTGCGTGAGCAATCACCGAACTACGGGCAAGAGCTTGAGGTCCATCAGAGGGGTCGGATGGATGCGATCTGGTCGAAGCCCAATGGCAAGCTGGGTGTGATTGACCACAAGACTAGCTCACGCATAGACGAAGACTTCTTCGAGAAGTTGGAGACTGATGAGCAGGTCACTTCCTACCTATACGCAGCGCAAGTGGAAGCCAAGTATTATGGGCTGCCATATGCCGGACAGGAAATGGAGGAGTGCATCTACAATGTCATGCGTAAGACATACCCTAAGCCCCCAACGATGGTACGTGGCGGACTCTTCTCAGTTGACAGAGCAAACGAGTCGCCCACGTTTGAGATGCTCGTCAAGTTCATGGAAGAGAACTTCATCGAGTATGATTCGCTTGACGAGAAGCATCAGGAATACTACCGTTACGTGCAAGAGGTAGGCGATGAACAATTCTTCGTCAGAAAACTCGTCAGACGAAATCGACATCAACTCCGTAATGCAGGATATCGAGCATATCTTGAAGCGATGGACATGCTCGATCCCAACCTCCGTATCTACCCCAATCTCTCTAACGATCACCGTTGTCTACGATGTGCATTTAGGGCACCGTGTTTGGCTAAAGAAGATGGGGGCGATTGGGAAGCCCTCCTAGCCGACAACTACACACGCAACAAAGACAGATAAATGAGCGAAGGATTAATCGTCATCATCGTATTCGGTGTAGTGATAATGATTTTGCTCGCTATTCCACCTTCTGTATGATGCAGAATCCTGTCCACGCAACCCCATACCGGCAAGTGGAGGCACCATGAGCCAATGGTTACGTGGGCAGGACTGTGTGTCATGCCGAGGGCGGGCGTGAAGTTGAGCGCCTCTAGAGGAAGGCGTGGTTGAAACCAGTGAGTAACTCGCGAGGAAAGCTGGGAGTAAGGTAGGCATGGCACACGATATTCTCTCGACTCTGCATAAGAGAGACAGGCAAGAGGGCGTGACGGGTGAAAGTCCCGTGCGTGGGCACGAAGCAGATGGGGATGCATACCCAGCGGCCCCGCGCCTTTTTTAAACCATGACACACTTCGTTCACAGAGTGAAGAAAACCAAACGGGAAAGGACACAAGTGTCCGAGCAATCAAAGAAAAAGCGAGTGACCAAACGAGATAGGGAACGGATAGCTAGACTGCTAGCAGATAAGAAACGGGAGCTAGCTGACTACGAAGAGATCCAGAGGTTGGTTGACAGGATCAAGGAGATTCGTGATATCGTTCATGGTATCGCCATCAATAGTAAGAACGGCGATATCTACCATCAGATCAAGGACTACATCCCTGAGTTTGTCAACATCGTCCGTCGCGTGCAAGGTCTGGCTCACAACATCCCAGAACTCAGGCCGGTCGTGGACAAAGCCATCAAGGAAGATAGTGTGACCACTGCCCTGCTGGAAATTGCGAAGCTCAAGACCGACATCACAGCCGAAGTGATGAGGACTGACAAGATCATCACGAGACAGGTCGTCAGACAACTGACTGAGCCAAAGCCGATGGAAGGTAGCATCTGTATCTGGGTAGGATGTGAACATCCAGCCACCGTCTTCACCAACGAGAACAACGTGGGCTACTGCAAGACACACGCAAGGACAGCCGGAATCATCGAACCAGGCAAAGCATAACATGCCACTCACGCCCGATCAGATAGCTGAGCTATACGCGAAGAAAGCGGCCCCCGCTAATAAAAGGACCGCACAGGGTGGAGTGACCAAGAGTAGCAAGCGTCCGATGTCACGCATCGCGACGCAATATGTCACGTTGCCACCGAATCACTTGGTGTACTACATAAACGGGCCGACTGTAGAGTGCAAGTCGTATGGGTGTCGAGCGCCAGCGCATCACAGACTACGTGGTCAACCGCTGTGTCTGCTCCATCTGACTTACGCACTCGTCCACGAACTCAACAGGTATTCACATAACGGGAGTGTCAAGCCTACGGAGGTATCCCCCGTTTCCTCATCCGATGACAGCGGGGACATCGTTGCCGCAGGCGGTGTGGCAAGTGCTAGCCAAGCCGGTACCTCCGTAGTTCTAGCCAATCTCACAAGTGAGGGAGACGATGGCGGTTATCTCTGATAAGTCAGAACAAGAACGCACCATCGCACTACGTGAGTCGCTGCAAGTCAAGCAACCATCTGAGCTGATTGAGTATCTCAATCTGCTTGTGTATGGTGAGCCTGGTGTGGGCAAGACGTTCTTGGAAGGAACAGCAGAAGATCACCAGGATACCAGTCCACTGCTCATCATCGACGTGGATGGTGGCGTAACCACACTACGTCACAGGAACGTGGACTGCATCCCCTGTCGCTCCATTGACAAGCATCCTGTCACAGGAGCAGACGGCATCAATCAGATTTACGAGAAGCTGTTCAAGTCCAAGTACATCGACGACAGAGGGGTCGAACGCATTGAGCATTACAATACAGTGGCAATCGACCGCCTCGATGAGTTGGCTGACGTGGACATGCGGTTCATCATGCGTGACGCTTACGCACGTAACCCCGACAAAGTGGACATTGACGTGCCTAGTCCACGGGAGTACGGAATCAACCGCTCGCACATTCGGAAGTTGGTGCGTGCTTTCCGAGATTTACCGTGTCACGTCATCTTCGTGTGCGGAGTAGCCACACGTCAAGAAGAGGGACAGCCCATCAAGTATTTCCCCGGCTTTTCAGGTAAGTTGCAGACGGAAGTGCCAGGTTTCTGTGATATCGTTGGGTACTACACCAACGACAACACGACGGGTGAGCTTATCCGTCGTATGCAGTTCCAGGGTACACGTCGTGTGCAAGCGAAAGACAGGACAAATGCCCTGGGACAACTGATCGACAATCCCACCATCCCAATGATGTGGGAGATGATTCAAAGCAGTGACGCAGTGCCAGATACGTCTGACGCTGACGAACTCAACTAACCAAGGAGAGAACACATGGGTCTGCTAGACCTCAGTGGTGCCGATCTTAGTGGGTTCGACCCACTAGATCCTGGCCGCTACAACGCAGAGGTGTTCGAGATTTCTCTGGACGCCGTGAAGAATCCAGGCGGCAAGACGCCTGTGGGTACACCGATGATTAAGGTGCAGTTCGCGCTTCATGGTAATGAGCACATGGGTGAGGGACTGGACAATCGTCGTGTGTGGACACAGTTCGTGGTTCCTCCCAAGGACTACGATCAGGGCAAGGCTGCCAAGATGAACGGCATGATCGCACGTTTCTTCGTTGCTCTCGGTGACGAGGAAGAGACTGTGCGGAGCAAGAAGTTCGATCCTGACTTCGAGGACTACATCGGCCGTCCGTGTGTTGTGGTCGTGGGCAAGGAGCCGAAGAAGGATCGCAACGGTACTGTCATTGACGGTGAGTTCAACAATCCCGTCAAGGGCATCAAGCCCGCAGGTTCCATCGGTGAAGGCGTCACCACGGGGCTGTTGTAACAGATGAACGAGTACGATGTCATTGCAACGTACTCCGTGTCGTCTGATGATGGGCAGAATACCGTCTTCAACATCAGTCAGAACGGTAACGATCCCACCGATCTTGTCTTTGATATGACAATCAAGGACATCGACGGGACCGAGGAAATCTACGCCTGCAATCTCGATCCAGGTACGTTGCACGAACTGGCTGGCATGTTCAATACAGCCAGTCAAGCAGTACAGCACGTGTAGCGCAGCCGTAACAAATGTGGGGGGCACCTCCAATGCCCCCCACAGCTTTTCTCAGCCGCAGATGCCACAAGAACGCGACCAACGCCTAGCCTCCACGGCCAAGAGCTATCAGCGGCTACAGTTCTTTGAACTGTTGTTCAGTGACACAGAGGGCATCTTGTGTATAGCTACAACAGATCCACGCGCTCCCAAGACAACGTTCACTCAGCAATACTTTGACTGGCCTAGAGAGTCCATCAAAGTTGAGAACTACATCCTCAAGGTTGAGCGCCATCACAACGTGTACTTCTGTATCAACCTGCTTAACAAGTACGAGCGCAAGAAGGAACATTGTCAGGAGACTGACTTGCTGTGGGCTGATCTGGACACGATAAATCCAGATACTATCGCTGACTATCCACCACCCATAGTCATGCGCTCTAGTCCAGGCCGGTGGCAGGCGATCTGGCGGCTCACAGCAAAGATTCCTCCGTTCCAAGCTGAGGATTACTCACGTCGCCTATCGTATCATCTTGGCGCGGATAAGTCAGGTTGGGATCTTACACAGCTTTTGCGCGTACCCATGACAGTCAACAGGAAGTATGATACTCCTGTGCAAGTTGAGCTACAACGCACAAGTGAGTTGACTGTTGGTTCCGCTGTCTTCGAGAAACTTCCCACCATTCAGGGACCTGGACTGCATCTGGCAGAGCCTAAAATCCCAGACCAAGCGGGGGTACTCGACGCAGAAACCATCATCTTCAAGTACAGCAGCTTGCTGAGAAACACCAGCTTCTATGCGCTGTACACACAAGATCCAGACGACGAGGATAACTGGTCTGCATTTCTTTGGCGACTTCTCCACGAATGCTTCCGTGTGGGTATGTCCACGGAAGAGGCATTCATAGTAGCCCGCTCATCTCCGTGGAATAAGTACGCGCGCGACGGCCGTCCATTGGAACACCTTTGGCGTGATACGCTCAAGGCTGCCCAGGAGTACGAACACGTCGATCTATCCACCTCGCTTATCCGTATGCCTGTGTTGGTGGAGGATGATGAAAACGTGACACCCACATTCTTAGATACTTACAGAGAGTGGGCTGTTGAGGCTACTGACGCCGTTCCAGATTTCCACGATATCGCTATGCTCGTTGTGCTTAGCGCAATCGTGTCATCCTCAGTCAAGCTTGAAACTTCCGCAGGACTAATCACACCCAACATTTGGGGGATGATCCTTGGAGACTCCACACTCACACGGAAAACCACAGCAATGCGACTTGCTATGGATTTCCTTATTTCGATTGACCCAGCACTCATCGTGGCAACCGACGGAACAGCAGAGGGTCTACTATCTGGTCTGTCCTCGCGACCCAACATGGCGTCCATTTTCTACAAGGATGAGGTCAGCGGACTCTTTGACAGTATGGCTAAGAAGGACTATCTTGCAGGACTTCAAGAAACTCTGACAGCCCTGTACGACGTACCACCTATCACCACACGCAGACTGAGAAAGGAAGTGATTGTGATTGAATCACCAGCCTTCGTATTCTTGTGTGGTGGTGTGCCAGATCGGATACACGCATCCATCACGGAGTCATTCGTTCTATCAGGTTTCTTGCCACGATTCCTGATTATCAAGGGCGATGCAGAGGTCGAAGATCGTAGACCACTTGGTCCTCCAACACAGAAGGGACTGGACAGGCGGCCTGTGATCCTCAATAAGATCGCTGATCTGTATGAGGTCTATGCCACACCTGTTAAACAAAAGCTTGGTGGGACTGTGCATTATGCGCCCCCTCGGTATACGGCGCGAATGACAGAAGAGGCGTGGGACTTTAATGGCACCATCGAGACAGTGATGCTTCATGCGGCAAGCGACAGTCTAGTCAGAGACTTGGCGCTACCGACTATGGATCGTCTGTCTCGCAGCATGTTGAAGATTGCAGTCATCTTCGCTGCATTACGCCAGCGACCAAAGGATGACGCAATCAGTGTGGATGTAATGGACATCGCGAATGCTGCTACATACATCCAGAAATGGGGACAGAACTCGATAGACCTAGTTCTCAATGCTGGTAAGGGACAGCATGAGAAGTTCCTTGAGCGCATCTTCGAGTTCATCCATGCCATGCCAGGTGCATTGAAGAGTACCATCATGAAGAGGTTTCATTTGTCATCCAAGGAAGCAACAGCAGTTTTGCTTACCCTTGAGGAGAGAGGACAAATCAGGAAGGAGCCACGTGGAAGAGGGCACGCATACTGGATCAACTAAGATCAGTTGTTGCACTGTGATCCTATGCATCCAGAGTCCTGATGGTGCAGGTTCAATCACCTACGAACTGGGAGACAGCTTCGACAGTGTGTTCGAGAAGCTGTTCCCTGTAGCTGAGCCAGAGTCGCGTGAGGAAGGTAGGAAGAACTTCCTGTTCACGCTACGTGATGGCAGACGTATCCAGCTAATTCCACAAGACATCAGAGTTGTGGTGGAGGACACGTTTTGATAATCGGACTCGCAGGACACAAGGGTAGTGGCAAGGATACGGTAGCCGCATATCTTGTGAAGGAACACGGCTTCGAGCGCAAGGCGTTTGCCGATCCACTCAAGAATAGTGTGGCTGCTCTGTTCGACATCCCGTTCAACGAAGTAGATAAGCTCAAAAACAACCCTGATGCAGGAGTCATGCTTGTTGATGACGACTCAGGTGGAGCACATACGATGTTGTTTCGCACGTTTCTACAACGCTACGGGACAGAGAGCCACCGCGATATCTTCGGTTACGACTTCTGGCTAGACTACACCCTCCCTGTGCGGGGTTTTTATCAGGGGCGGGCGATTTGCGTGACAGACGTGAGATTTGTAAACGAAGCAGAGCGCGTGAGAATGCTTGGTGGACACATCTGGGTCATTGACAGAGAACAGGTAGTCACACTCGATACACACGAGAGTGAGATCATCGACTTCAACTACGACATGCTCATCAGTAACAACGGGACCATCGACGAGTTGTACGAGAAGGTTGAAGAGTGCCTAGATGCCTCAGCCCTCGCCCAGACAAATAGCTGAACAACAACAGTCGGCTCTCCACAGCAAGGTAGTTCCTCGCATCAAGGAACTGACTGAGCAGATAACCGACATAGACAGGAAACGCGCGTCTCTCAAAGACAAGCGTGACGTGGTGCAGGCTGAGTTGGACAGGCTACGCAAGATATTGTACGATCCTCCCACGCTTGAGAAACGTGGCGCTACTGGACAGGGATTGTTCGTACACACGCGATACTTCTTCCCGTATATCGAGAAGTGGATAACTGAATACAACGCTGAGCATGGTAAAGGTGCAGCACTGTTGCTACAGAAAAGATCAGGTGTCCACGCCAAGTCGGTCAGGAGCTACAGGAACGGACATATCGCATACGCCGGTATTCTCTCGGTTGACCGGCTCTTGACAGCGATCGGCCGATCTGATATACTGGACTCGCTACCCGTCGTCACGTTCGCTGAGCTAACCACTCGGCACAGGCAATGTGAAGCGCCGGAAGCACCACCTACACAATTCTATGAGGAGTAAAGATAACAGTGACGCGCAAGGGCAAAGGTCGCAAGACCTGTCCGCACTGTGGACGCAAATCAGCAGACGGAAGTGC